AGTTTGCCCATAACATCATTTCCATCCCACCAGATGTCTGTAATCAAGTGAGATACATTTTGTAAATTCACAACTGAACTATCAGGATGATCAAGTTCCCCCATTGCTCGGCGTTCCTCGACCATCTTTTGATATTTCTTTATTTCTCTCTCCAAGATTATTTTAGGATAGGTTCTTCCATTGCCATTGCGAACATTGGCTTCTTGCAACTTGCCTGTCAAGATTACGGTGCCAGAGTTGACACGTTTCTTCTCATCTTCGGTAAGAAAATCTTGACACTTTCCACCCTCGCAAAGTTCAAAGTATTCTCGGATAAGATATTTATTTTCGTTACTCATTTGTTTTCCTCAAGCCACGCTCGCCGTGGCGCGATTATACAACCCGACTTGCATCGTCGGACAGATCGTAGCATGTACCTAATCATCTTTTTTGACCTCCAGTCTAAAGCCAAAGTCACCCATAAACTGATCTAGCAGGTAACTGGTCCCCGACGATAACCAGCTCAAAATAAAAAAATTGGCTAGATTATAGTCAAAGGTAAATAGTTCTGTGAAACCATTTATTCCAAACAAAAAGGAGCCCGACCAGAACCCAACACACATCGGGCAGTGGAAGAAGCCTTTAAATTTTTCTTTGGAGGGGCGAATGTCTTGAAAGATCTTGCCATAAACTAGAATCTGCGTAAGCCCATACGCAGTCAGGGCAAAATAAACTAAATCCATTTTTCACCTATTCTTCGTATCTGTAAATTGCTGAAATACCATAGGGACTATAAATGTAGCCTGGGCGGATTGAGCCCTTTTGTGATGATTGGGATACGTCACCTAGAGCGGTAGACTCGTCTTTGTCTGGTTCTGTCAATCGTCTCTCGAACTCTTCCTCAATCTCCTCATCATACTCAACAAACTTTTTTTCTTGTTTGATAAATCTTTCAATCACAAGAATAAGCATTGGGACCATATTGACTTCATCGCTCGCAGGGTAGGAGGCTTCCATAGAACCATAGACACTACCGCCTTGAATTGAGTTTTGTTTTATGACACCCTTCTCAAATAAAAATTTAAAAAAGCGATCCTGCATATCATACACCTTTTCACTGATTCTCTCTTTAGGAAAAACCACAATCTTTTGTGAAGCAGGTAATATGGAAATGTCAATCTCTGGATGGTCAAATATCATAAGGTTACCATCCACTGTTTTCCTTATGTCTAAAGTAATAGGTACTGGCTCATTTGTCTGAACGTCTTCCTCTACTTCGGTTTCTTGATCGCCTATTTTGATCTTTAAGGCCATTGTTTAAATCTCTTTAACCAAGCTCTGGATTTTGAGAATTCTCTCAACCATCTCCCGGTCTACCTCTTGTTGTTTGAAATTATCGATGATCTCCAACACTTGATTTACTTTTTCTACCGTTGAAGCCTCGACAACAAGATTCTCGTTAGTTAAAGCTGCTTCGACTAGGACTCGAAGGCGCTTCACCTCTTCATTCAAATATAACTTAAGGTCCATTCCATTATCAGAGAAGGACCCGATGTATTTATTTAAAAGTACTTTTTGTTCCCCTAGAAGGGATTCGCCGTATTCATTGTTAAACTTCTTTACAAAAGTCTTATAAACAATGTTATCAACAGGGGCCATAATATCTTCAGCCTCTATATTTCGAGAACACATCCTCTCCAACACCCTCTGTTCCAAGAGTACCTTGGTCTTTATGGGAGTCTGATCGTTGAAAATTTGATGTAGAGTAGCAAGGTTCTTATAGTTTGGAATAAAAACCGAGTAAGCATCTTTGCCGAGTGCCATATTGATATCTTTGATGATGGCACTCTGGTTTTCAAATAACTGCTGCTTGTCAATACGACCGAAGGCTTTCTTTGCCTCGAACATAAGTTTTTCTGCCATCATGTAATTGTAGTTTGTCTCGGAACCAAGCAGTCGATAGATATCCAATTCTTCACGCAAGGCCTGACCTTTACGGAAGTGTTTCTTGATAATTGCAGAAATTGCAGATTTCTTGTCATCACTCTTCTCAAAGATGCTCTTTGTAAGGTGTCGAATTAAAACTTCGTACAAGAAAGCCGTGTTGCGCTTCTTATTATGTTTCAGTTTCATCTCGTTTCTCCATTTCGGAAATCAAATCTCTAATTTCCTTGTTAGTGTCAAAAAGTATTTTTTCTTCATTATAAATAGTGTCTTGATCTTCAGTTATACCTTTTGCAAAGCGCTTCAATGGTAAATCTGGTCTCAAGTTCCTATCGGTAGAACCAACCTTCTCGGCAGCATATGAAGCTTTCATATTCTTCTTGCGTGGACCAGAACCAACCCTCTTGTCGTATGTGACGGGATTATATTTCTTACCTTTTGACTTTTTAGTTGTTGTGGCTGCGGTTCGCCCAAATACATCTTTGTATTCAACCTTGTCATCTCGTTTGCCGGGTTCGGCCAGTAAAAGATCGTCGCCTTCGGCGTCCTCTTCGTCGCCATCTTCGGCGTCCAGATCAAACCCTTCGTCGTCATCATCATCAATATCAAATTCGTCAGCGCCCACATCGAACTCCTCAGTCGTTCCGATGGTGCCGGATTCTTCAGAAAAGGCTTCAGAGGCCGCGTCGGCGGCACTTTCAAGGGCAGCCTCGAACTTGCGATCATAAAACATCTCTCTCTGGTTGCGGAGAATTTCTTCGTCAGATAGACTAAATATATTTTTTGCCACCCACTGACGACTAAAGTATCCCTCTGTGGCCCCAGCAGCAATATCAAACTTAAGCTTCCAGTGTTCTAGTTCTTGCATGGCAGCAATCTTAGAAGGATTGTTCAAAGAAAGATTAAAAGAAATCAAATCTTTTGAGCGATACCCTAGAATATACAGATGGATGATGCCAATCTTTTCCAGCTCGGTGACAAGGGAACGTTGGAGCCTTGTTACTGTTCTTGCGAACCGGATGTCCTTTTGAGCTAGCGTGGTCTTGTCTTCACCGTTCTCAGCAGCATTGGACAAATATGAAGCTGGAATCTTTAGTGCTGAGAACAGCTTATCTCGAAGGTACTTAACATCTTCAACGTCGCCAGTATAGGTCCCACCGGGTAGTGTTTCAATTTTAGATGTATTGCCGCCGCGTGTTGGGATATAATAATCTTCTTCGATGCTCAATGGGTTGTAACGCAAGTCAACACGACCAGTGTTTTGGTCTACAATTTGATTACGCTTCATTTGCGTAACAACCTTTTGCATGTACTGTTCAATCTCATTTGGCGGAATTGCGCCGACATCAATATAGAAAACCCTACGCTCTGGCGAGCGAACGATACGGTAGGCCATCATCGCATCTTCGATCAAGATAAGTTGACGCCAGATGCGGCGTGCTGGGTCGAGAACTGACGTTCCATACGGAGCAAACTTATCATTACCAAGAATACGAAAGTGGCCAATCTGCCAATTCTCGAATGTCATACCGCCAGAATTCCATTGATACTGGACGTAATTCGGATTTGTCGGGTCTTCCCCTTCCAATCTTTCAACTTCCTGCGGGGGCAGACCAATTACGTTCTTTACACCATTGTCCTCGTCAATATCAAGATAGAGAAAAAAGTCGCCAAACTTGCACAACGTGCGAGACCAACCAAACAGGTTAAACTCAAGGTTTAAGATGTTCCCATAAAGACTATGGAGAATAGATTTAATCTCCTGGTTCGGGCAATCGATTTTTAACAACGGCTCCAGCTCATTAGAAGTTGTCATCTCATCGGCATAGATGTCAAGGGCGCTGGCAATCTCTGGTGTGTATTCCATCTGGTTAAAGTCAGAATACCGCTCGGAGCGGTTTTGACTTGCCATGATATTTGTGTGAAGATAATCAAGAGGATTATAAGAGGTCTTCTTGAATTGCTGACCACTCATAGATCGGAACCGAAACTTGTCCATCTTACGGCGACTAACTTGCCTTTCGGCCTGCGCGCGGTAGCCTACGATTGGACCTGAGAAAAGTCTTGTCAAGCGCTTAAAAAGCTGCGAGCTTGCATTTCGAGGATTGTTTCTGTTGTACGAAGTCCTTTTATTATTATAACCGGCCATTGTTTATCCCTTGTAGAGCCAAAAAAACTCTTTTACCTGTTCCTGATGCTTGTTCATTCTATCAGAAAATTCAACACTTTTATAGCCCTGTTGGCCCGGAATTGATGTATTAAATTCTGATTTTGATGAGAAGACAGCCTGTAAAGTTGCTTTTGAGTACTCAATCTCCTGTTTGTTTGCTACGAGAGCTGTGTCCCTGACCCAACAACCAATAGCGCAAGACATAATTAGGTCATCATGATAACTTCTTTGCGCCTGGGGTTTTCCATTATTCCAAATAAATGTTGTCATCTCGCTCAGCATTCGCTTGGAATATATGGTAATTAGTCCATTTCTAATGAATTCTTCAAGTTTAGCGATGATGAGAGGGCGTGTCTTGTTGGTTGTGGAGAACCCTGCGATGGCACTGTTGTTGTGCTGGGCCTGGACTGAATCGATATACTCGTGAGTTGATTTTATAGAATAATAGATATTGGGGTATTCTTTATCTCGCAGCTTTTCCAATACGGAGAAACCAACAGAGTTGTTTTCAACCACCATTAAACAGTTACCATATTCCTTTCCAGTGTTGAAGAGTAGTTCGCTAAAAAAGTCTATTGTTATCTTTCCGTGGTATTCTGCGACTATCTCCATCGTCTCCAACTTAAAGACAAGAAAAGCTGAATAATCACTTGCGTCTCCGCGAGCGACATCGGCAGAGATCATATAAGAGTTTGTTGACTGGTGTGGTTCCCAAATCCACAGGTTGCGATCCACACCTGTTCTATATTTTGGTTCTTGTATTGCATTGCGCACGCGATCAATATCATCAGCGTGAAATACAGTTTCACCAGAAGTATTGAAGTTACACTCAAGTTCCTGTGCAATCTGCCGACGAGACATATTTCTTGTCTCTTTCTCAAACCATTCCTTGTCACGGTCTGGGTGGGCAGCCCATTGCAAGGTCGTCGGAAAGAAATCATTCTCTCCAGTTTCCGCTTGAGTGAAAGTTCTATGGAACCAATTACCCACACCATTTGGGGTAGATAGGGCAATACAACGACCACCAGTTGATAGTGTGGGGTATAGACCAGTCCAAAGTTCACTCATACCTTCAACGTGGGCGGCCTCATCAACAATCAGCAGAGATAGGGCCTCTGAGCGGCCAGCATCACCGCTGGTCGAAATTGCTTTTATTTGAGAACCGTTGGAAAGCTCGAAGCTTGACCGGTTGTCTACTGATATGTCAGCGACCTGTATCCACTCTGGCAGGTTTTTTATGATTGCTTTTACTTTCTTGACCAAGTTGGAAGCGGTCCCGAACTTGGTGGCCATAACGATAATGTTCTTATCGCGATAAAACATCATTAACCAAGCTGCATAGGCAGCTGTAATTGTAGAAATACCCAACTGGCGGGCCTTTAGGATTACATTGAAGCGGTAATCGTTGAAGTCCCCAAGTAATTGCTTTTGAAAATCATAAGTCTTAAAGGGGATTAGGCCATCGATAGGATGGGAGATCTTAACGTAATTATTTACGAAATAGTTTGGGTCTTTACCCGATTTGAGAATTTCTGCGACAATTTCTTTCTTGGTAAGCATACCATCCTAATCTAGATCCATGTACTTGGCGGGCTCTCGATCTTGAGGTTCATATGATGATAAGTTCACACCAGTCTTATCAACCACCTTCTCAACTACCATTAGATAAATTTCTTCCAGCTGCTCATTTGTTAGCTGACCACCGATGCCGCCTGGACCTTGTGTTGCTTTTTCACCAAAGTGTCTTACAATCTGACGGATTTCCTTCTCTTCATATCGAGCCATCATTTCCATTATTGTAGCATCCGCAATTTCCTCTTGGATGTTCACCATTGGCATATCTGGTTTTTGGTTTGCGAGTTCATTATCAAAGGGGTGTACAGTCATTCCATAATCACCATGGTACACTCCTTCTTTAAAGGTAGTGATTAGCTCTTTTCTAATAAACTCTTTTAAAGTGTCTTTAGTATATTTCATTTCTTTAGATTCCAAGGCATAAATGTGGGTGGCTCTTCATCTTTCTTGGGATCAGCTGGGCGCTTATCCAGCTCTAAGAAACGTTTAAACTTTTCTTCTGGTCCGCGGTCTTCGTCTTCCACAGCCTCAACCATATCAGATTCTGCGCCGCCAATCTTAAAAGCCTGATGAGCCTGCACCCAGCAGCGGATACGACTCATATACTGCATGCGTGCGTCAACTTCACTGTGAGGGGTAAGTGTCACTGTCTTGCCAGTGATTTTCTTATATTCTTTCTTTAGAAAGCTTGCGATATCAGCCACCATCTGCTCAATCTCGCCTTCTAGCTTGTTTGCATCGGTCTTCTTGAGGTTGATCTCTGACTGGTATTTGATGATTAGAAGTGGTCCGGAGAAACTAACTTTGAATCCATCCATAACCCTCTTGTCAAGAATGGGGTTTCCTTTTTCCCTCTTAAGACCAATCTCAAGTGGTTTTCCATCAGCATCAAGTGCGCCGTCATAAGCATTTGCGGCTGCTTGTGCGAGGCCGT